TTCTCCTGAAGGAAAAGGGTTCAATGAACTCTATACAATTTTGGGTGGAAAACATCTGGAAGTTTCAGAAGAAAAGTTGGAAGTTGCAGAAGATGCTTCTGTAGCACAAATGGCGAGAGCATTCAAAAAGTTCTCTTCTGGAAAACTTGAAAAGAGAAAACTCCTTTCACGTTTCATCGATATGGTGGCAGCGTGAAAAAAAGTTTGAATAAACTCTTGACTTTTACCCCCAACCTGTGGTATAATATAATTAAACAATAAGGAAATATTTCCTTGAATATTCACATTATGAGAGAAAGTGAAATGGAATATACATTAAAACAAGAAAGTTTTTTGAAAGCTGCAATCGCCAAATATGGTGAAGGTGCAATTTTATCTAAACTGAATTTGTCAGAAGTCGCAGAAGATAATGGAATGAAATTCCCATTCTGGATGACCGACACAAGGCGTTTAGGTTCTTTTACTAAAATTGGTAAAGATGAGTATCGTCTTCCCGCAATAAATGGTGGAGAAGGTGCATCGATTGCTGATGTTGTAGTAGTAGATGAAGCATCTGAAGTGGTTATCGAATCTAAAAATAAAGAAAGTGAGACATTCGATATGTCAACATATTTTAATCCAGCAGAATTGATTCCTTCAAAAGATCCGTTGTTCGTGCCTCACGGACATTTTGGTGATCTTGTCAAGGTTCTTAATTCCAAAAAGTTCTATCCAGTATTTGAAACTGGTGAATCTGGAACTGGTAAAACTTACATGACAGAACAAGCATGTGCTAAACTCAAGAGAGAGTTTATCAGAGTTAACATTACAGTTGAAACTGATGAAGATGATCTTTTGGGTCACTACGCATTGATTGATGGTAATACAGTATGGCAGGATGGTCCTGTTGTAATCGCAATGGAACGTGGTGCAGTTCTTCTCCTTGATGAGATTGATTTGGCATCCAACAAAGTGATGTGTCTCCAACCTATACTTGAAGGTAAAGGTGTTTATCTGAAAAAGATTAACAAGATGGTTACTCCGGCTGCAGGATTTACAGTAGTCGCAACTGCAAATACCAAAGGTAAAGGTTCTGAAGATGGTAGATTTGTTTTTACCAATATTCTGAATGAAGCTTTCCTTGAAAGATTTCCGATTACAATGGAAGTTGGTTATCCTTCAGCTCCTACTGAAAAGAAAATTGTGAACAAAGTTCTTGATTCTCTTGGAGTTTCGGATTCTGATTTCGCAGAGAAGTTGGTAAACTGGGCGAACGCTATTCGTAAGACTTTTTACGATGGTGGAATCGATGAAGTAATCGCAACTCGCCGGTTGGTTCATATCTCAAACGCATTCGCAATTTTCGGTGATAGAATGAAATCAATCGAAATGTGTGTGAATCGTTTTGATGAAGATACCAAAACTTCTTTCTTGGATTTGTATTCCAAGATTGATGCAGAAGCAGTGATTCCTTCTGATGAAACGGAAGCTGAAGAAGCTCACAGAATGTTGGATGAAGAATCCGTAGATTCTGGATACGCATCTGAAAATGATGAAAACAATCCGTTCTAAGATTTTAAAAAACTACGTGGGCGAGTTTTTTCCAGCCGAATCGCGGACGCTGGTTTTTTCGCTCACTTTAATAATATAATCAAAGAATAAATATTATGGGAACAAAAAATATAACAATAAAAACAGCAGTAAATGAAAAATTTAGATTCCTCGCAAGGGATCTGGATGGCTCTGTTTTTGCTTTTGTGGACAAACCAAGTATTGCCACAGATATTGCGTGTGATACATGGGATGTAAAAACAGGCGAAATTTTACAAATTACTCCATCTATTCCTGAAATGGAAGATTCTGAGAATCTTACAGATTGGAGAGAATCGTTAATAGAGATAGATGATGAAGTTATATGCAATTGAAATAACTAAAGCAATATTACTTTTTGGAATGATGTATGTCGTTTCGGTAGTATGGCTTTGTTTATGAATGATATTAATGTAGAAAATGTTTGTAATTCTCTAAGGGAAAGAGAGAAGCGTGGTATGTCCAAGTATGGTGTAAATACTATGCGTGAAGACCTTTCTCCTCTAGAGTGGTTACAACATTTGCAAGAAGAATTAATGGACGCATGCGTCTATGTCGAAAAACTTAAAGGCGAAATTAAAGATGAAAAAAACAACGATTGAAGTCCTTGAAGAAGGCGAACTTATTTTTGGTTCACCTACTACGGGCAAATACTTTGTACGAAGATTCGAGGATGATGTTGAAATGGGTGGTGGATTTTTTAAGACAAAAAAAGAAGCACTGCAACACGCTAGAGAATATAAAAATGACAATAAATGAATTTATACAGAAATATAGAAAAGTGAAAAATCTTGTACCGGGCATAACAAGTTCTCACACTCCACATGTAATTTGTAAAGATGGATTTGAAATGTCTGTTCAGGCAGGACAATCTTTGTATAGTGAGCCGCGAGATGTGGTAGATAGTTATAAAGAAATGGAGATTGGATATCCGTCTAAAGAGGAACATTTGATTGCAAGATATGCAGAAGATGGAGAAAATCTTTGTGATACTGTTTATGGATATGTACCATGTTCAATCATTGATGATGTACTTAAAAAACATGGTGGAATAGATGAACCCGCTATAATTGAATCAATGAAATAATAGGATATATATGTATAAAGGCAGAAAACGCGAACGTAAAGAAGAAGCAATAAAACGTACAGAAGTATCTCTTCTTAAATGGGAAGAGGAGCTAAAAAAATGTAAAGATGATGATTTTAGAAGACTCATCAAAAAGAAAATTGAACGTGCTACGACAACAATAGAAAATACAACAAAGAATATAAGATAACCTAAGCATTCCGAGTTGGTGGTGGTCTAGGTCAGAGGTATGGCGGAGGTTCGTTGACCAAAGCTGTAGGGTAACATCCCCTTCAATGACTCTGAGGTAGGAATGTTATGTGTGAATGTTGCGATTAAGTCCCTGTCATTTCAGGAAATGATATTCAATCGCATACACTAGAGCGGTGATGACGATTCGTGAGAAGTTCGCAGACCCAATGTTCTAGGTATCGAAGTACAAGGACATGATCATGGTTATCTTCACTAAATATTGAGATAATAATTAACATATTATAGGAGTTTGAATTGGAAATAAAAATTAAGATTGATGAATTAAGAGAAAAGAAAATATTTGTTGGCACGCCAATGTATGGTGGTCAATGTCATGGAATGTATACTAAAGCTTCTTGTGATTTAGCAACTACTGCTACAAAATATGGTATGGATCTAAAGTTCTTTTATCTCTTTAATGAAAGTTTAATTACAAGAGCGAGAAATTATCTAGTTGATGAATTCTTGCGATCCCCATATACCCACCTGATGTTCATCGATTCGGACATCAATTTTAACCCTCAAGATGTATTAGCCCTCGCGTCACTTGTGGATGAGGATAAACCAATTATTGGTGCTCCATATCCAAAGAAATGTATTGCGTGGGAAAAAGTACGTAATGCGGTCGATGCCGGATTAGCAGATGAAAATCCTCAAAATTTAGAAAAGTACACTGGTGATTTTGTTTTCAATCCAACAGCGGGAACAACTCAAATTAAAGTTGATGAACCAGTTGAAGTATTGGAAGTTGGTACCGGATTTGTACTGATTGCTCGTGAAGTTTTTGAAGCATTTAGAGATGAATATCCACAATTTTCCTACAAACCAGATCACAATCGTTCAGAACATTTTGATGGTTCTCGCTACATTCACGCATTCTTTGATACTGTCATTGATAACGAATTATATGCAGGAAAAGGTGCAGGTGGTTCAGACCGTTATTTGTCTGAAGATTATATGTTTTGCCAATGGGCGCGTAAGATTGGTTTTAAAACCTGGTTGTGTCCTTGGATGGAAGTAAATCATGTTGGTGCTTATGTTTTCAATGGTACGTTACGTGATCTCGGACAACTAGAATATGCTTCTCATGGAAATGACCAAGATACAAGACCTCTCAAAGAATCCCGAAAAGAAAGACGGGCTGCAGAACGAAAATCTAAGAAAAAAGGGAAAGCAGTAAAACTTCAAACACCTGAAGGGTAAAAACCATTCACAATTACAATGTGTTACACCCCAATATCCGCCACATTTCCGCCACTCTCAATGTGGCGGATAAATGACGGATAAAATCTACTTGACAAATCAAAAATACGTGATATAATAAGATATACAATAATAAGTTTATACAAGGATATATGATGAAATTATCAAATGAAACCGTCGCGATACTTAAAAATTACGCATCAATTAATCAGAACATACAATTCAAACAGGGTAACAGCCTGTCAACAATTTCCCCCCAAAAGAACATTCTATCCAAAACAGAAATTGGCGAAGATATTCCAAGTACCTTTGCCATTTATGACTTGAATAAGTTGTTAGGAGCATTGAGTCTTTTTGAACAACCAGAATTAACTGTTGGAGAAAAACAACTAACAATTAACGGAAATAGTTCAAGACTTAATTATGTTTATGGAGATCCGTCTATGTTGGTATTACCCCCAGATAAATCTCTAGACTTTCCAGAACCAGAAGTTAAATTTAAACTTTCAAAAGAAACCTATGATGAAAGTATAAAAGCAGCACAAGTTTTATCCTTGCCGGAAATGGTTGTGCGTGGCATCGATGGTAAAACATTTCTGGTAGCAACAGATATTAATAATGATTCTTCTGATGAATTTCAAAAAGAAGTAGGAACTACGGATAAAGAATTTCAATTTGTATTCAAAATTGAAAATATGAAACTCCTGAGTGGTTCTTATGATGTTGGAATTTCCTCCAAAGGAATATCACATTTCTCGCACGAACATTCCAAGTTAGAATATTGGGTCGCCACAGAACAAAGTTCAAATTATAACGGATAAAAATGAATGATTTTTTATGGGTAGAAGAATTCCGCCCGCGAAGGGTGGCGAATTGTATCCTTCCAGCACAGATTAAAGAAGTATTTCAAGGATTTGTGGATGATAAAAGAATCCCTAATTTACTCTTATCTGGTCCGGCTGGAGTGGGTAAAACTTCTGTTGCAAAGGCAATGTGTGATGAGATTGGAGTGGACCATTTAATAATTAATGGTTCAAATGAAGGAAGAAATATAGATACTGTTAGAACTACTCTTACACAATATTGTAGTTCCGTTTCCATGCAAGGTGGAAGAAAAGTCGTTATAGTCGATGAAGCAGATTACATGAATGCTGAATCGGTTCAACCTGCACTAAGGGGGTTCATTGAAAAATATAGTTCCAATGTTAGTTTTATCTTTACTTGTAATTTCCGTAATCGGATCATTGATCCTATCCATTCTCGCTGTTCTGTAATAGAATTTGTAATACCGAAATCGGATAGGCCTCAATTAGCACAAGAATGTTTAGGAAGAACAGAAGTAATTCTTTCCGAAAAGAATGTTGAGTTTGATAAAAAAGTTATTATTGAATTGATTATGAAACACTTTCCAGATATGCGGAGAGTGTTAAATGAACTGCAGAGATATTCTGCAGGTGGTATTATTGATGCGGGAATTCTCGCACAAATCGGTGAAATCAATTTAACAGAATTAATGAGAGCATTGAAGGAAAAACATTTTTCTGAAGTGCGAAGATGGGTTACTCAAAACATTGATAATGACCCAGTTAGGATTTTTCGTAAGATTTATGATGGAGTGAGTGGACATCTCAAAGATGCATCCGTTCCTCAGGCGGTTTTAATTCTTGCGGATTATCAGTATAAATCTGCTTTTGTTGCAGACCAAGAAATTAATTTAGTAGCGTGTTTGACCGAAATGATGGTTGATTGTGAATTTAAATAAAGGTAATAAATGTCAAAAGAAGTTTATATATTAAAGTTAAAAACGGGCGAAGAGGTAGTAGCAAGAGTTTCAGAAGGAGAAAATGATACACTCATTCTAGACACTCCAATGACACTTCAACCTGTGCCCACTCAACAACCTGGACAAATGGGGTTAGCGTT